TTAATGCAGTTACTGCATCTCCTCACGTGATCAAAGATGACTTGCCTTGCTAAGAAGTTAATCTAACTTTACATTAGGGCATGGGTTTAATAATTCATACCCCTTTTTTATGCAAAAAAATATATTTATAATAAAAAAAAAATAATACATTTAGTAAATGACAACTAAACAGACCGAACACGATATGCTTATGCAATTTATTGAGGAAGATTGCTTTGTAAATTCACACCAAAAAATTGAATATCCTCCAGTAGCTTTATCTTATGGAGAAAAATTAATAAAAACAAAAAACGGAGATTCTTTATTACCAATACCAATAGGAACATATGGAAATTTAAGTGTAGTGACTGCACCTCCTAAAACAAAAAAAACATTTTTTATTTCTTTACTTGCTTCAGTTTATTTAAGTGGAAAAAATATTTATGGTGGTAATATAAAAGGACATCGTGCAAATGGTCATTTAGTTCACTTTGATACAGAGCAAGGTCATTGGCATTGTCAAAAAGTATTTAAAAGAGTTTATGATATGGATAGCAGTATACAACCAGATGTTTACCATACTTTTGGACTACGTACAATAGGTTATAAGATACGTTTAGAGTTCATTGAGTATTACCTATCACAAAAAATAAATACTCCATCTCTTGTTATTATAGACGGAATTGCCGACCTTGTAAGTGATGTTAATAATTTAGAAGAATCTAATGCAGTAGTTCAAAAATTAATGCAATGGTCAGCTTTATATAATTGTCATATTATAAATGTAATCCATCAGAATTTCGGAAGCACAAAATTAGGAACTGGTCATTTAGGTTCTTTCTTAGAAAAAAAAGCAGAGACAGTTATTTCGTTAGAAGCAAACACAGTAAATAAAGAATGGGTGACTGTTAAATGTGGAAGAAGCAGAGGTTATGCTTTTGAAACTTTCAGCTTTGAGGTCAATGATGTTGGTTTACCTACTATTGTAGATAACCTATATGACCCTTTAAAAAAATATGTATAAAGATATTTTAATTTTAATTGCTAAAAAACACGACACTTGGGTAGATATAGTTTGTACTTTTGGATGTAACAGAACTTTAGCTGAAGACATTACTCAAGAAATGTATATTAAAATTCAATTGCAATTAGAAAAAGGAACTTTAGATATAATGTATAAAGATGAAATAAATTATTATTATGTTTTTAAAACTTTAAAAAGTTTATTCATTGATTTAAAAAGAAAAAATAAAAATATTACAATGGTAAGTTTTGACGATGCTACTAAATTACAAATTGAAAGAAGGAAGAACAAACAAATGTACCATTTTATAGATGAACCAGTTAATTATGATCAAGCAAATAAAAAAATACAAGATGCATTATCTAAAATGTATTGGTACGATAGAAAAGTTTTTGAGATAATTAATTCAGGAGAAAGTATATCTGATTTTTCTAGAAAATCTAAAATTAAATATTATTCTTTATATTGGACATATAAAAAAGTAAAACAAAAACTATTAAAATTACTATGAAATATAGATATCCTAAATCTTTATGGATAATTGCAGAAGAAATAGCAAATGGTAGAACTACACTAAACAAAAGTAATAGGAGTAACAATCCAAGATTTGATAGAGGCAAAAAAAATAATTATGTAGATATTTTAGGAGTTGTTGGTGAGTTGATAGTATTAGATTATTTAACTGCAAAAAATATTAATTTTGAAATGATAAAAATTTTAAACCCTTATCCATCTAAAGAAGCAGATTTTACAGTTAGAAATAAAAAAATTGATGTTAAAGCTACTGAAAATTCTAAATACCAGAGTGTGTTAGTAAATGAAGAAGCACACAAAAAAGGACTTGGTAAAATTGATTTATATTGGTTTGTTTATATATTAGACAAAGAAAATTGTGAATTTTATTTTGCAAATTACAATGATGTAAGTAAATGGGATTGTAAATTAATGAAATATACTAAGGCTTTTTACAGAAAAATAAAAAATTTATAAAAATGAAATTAGGAGACTTAATTTATTACATTACTAAATATACTGGCATAAAATATGTGGTAGATACCTATCACTCATTAAGAGGAACTAAATGTAATTGTGATAAGAGAAGAAAGTCCTTAAATAATTTGAAAATAAAACGATGGTAAAATTTAGCAAAAATGATTTTAAAGATTGGGAACAGTTTAGATTGGGTACAAACGAAGTCATATCAGATAGAGAATTTACACTGGTATGCGAACTCCACAGCAAATACTACAACCACAATTACTATAAACCCTGCACCTGTAGTAAAGCAGAAATAAAAAGATGGATTAAAGAATTAAATCTCATTTGGGATAATGGGAATAAAGAAGATTAATCAATGGGAAAAAGCAGTAATAATGCTTTTAAATTTTGATGGTTGGGATTTAAAACATACAGGAGATAGTATGTGTAAATGGGATGCTGAAGGTAAGACACCTAAAGGTTTTAACTGTGTAATTGAAATGAAATTTAGGAAAAAATACTATGAGGAAAAAATGCTTGAGAAAGACAAGTATGATGCATTAATGGCATTGGATAAAAGTATAATTAAATTATATTTTGTAAATGATCCTAAGGGTAATTTTATGTATTGGTTAAATACTTTACAAATGCCTAACACTATAAAAAAATATTGTCCAGACACTACAATGTGGACAAAAAAAAGAATACTTAAAGATGTTTATCTTCTAAAAGAAAACCAAGCAAGTAGAATTAATATTAACTTATCTTAAAAAAAGTTATTCAAAATTTTGTTTATAACTTAATTTGTTGTATATTTAACATATAACAATAATTAAAAATAGACAAAATGAAAAATTACACTATTGATTGCACTTATTACACTAAATCATTTAATAATATTGATGACTTAGTTGATGACATTAGTATCTCAGGTCAAGACCCAAATTATGAAATTTTATTAAATGGTACAAAGACAGGAGAACAAATAATTGATTTAATTACATTTTAATAATTATGACATTAAACACAGACACACTTATTTCTATAAAATCAGAAATAGAGAGATTGACTAAGGTTGATCCACAAGTTACAGATGTAATTATAACAATTCAATTAAAAGAAAAAAAAGATAGTGACAAAAATTTTCTTTACATTGATTTAAAAAATTAGACAAATGAGATATAGAATAAAAGATAAACAACAAGTAATAGATTGGTTTAACAATTTTGCAGATTATGTTGAGGAAATAGATAGTGCATTGTATCAAGATGCTATAGAATATGCAGATGATAAAGAATGTGAATTTTGAAAAAACATAGACAATATAGATCAAGGCAAGGCAGATCAGACAAACAATATACTAGCAGTTTAATTGTGTTTGCAATTACATTTGTTGGTTTAATTTTAACAATAATAATAACAAGATGGACTTAAAAAAAGCAGATTTAAAAGACAAAATAGATGAGTTAGAATCACAAATTGACAAATTAATTAATTTAAAAAAGCATACATATATCCACGAAACACACCATTTATATTGTGATAGTGGAGAAATGCACTTTGGGTATGGAGACCCAGACGACTCAAAATGGCTTGTATATAATACAGATCAATTATTTAAAGACCTTCCATTTATAATTAATCAAGTTGTAAAAGAAAATAAAAAAATGCAAAAATATTATTTAAAGCAAATTAAAAAAGAATTAAAAGAATTATGAATAAAGAAATAAAATTATTAGATGAGGTTTATTCATTAGTAATTAATAAGATAAACAATAAAGAAAGTAATAAACTTTATAGAATCTCAGAAGTACAAAATATACTTAGTGCTATTGATAATTTACAGAATAATATTAACAACTTATAAAATAAATATTATGAATAAAGTAAACGCATTTGAAAATGAGATATTTGATCATTACAGACAAAGAGCAAAAGCAATCAATAAAGCAATAGAATTGTTAAAAGAACATAATTACACAATCATTGACCTTGAAGGTAAATGGATTAATAAATTAAAAGAATGATTTTACTTATAGATGCAGATAGTTTAATATTTGCTAGTTGTTACAGGAAAAGAGAAACACCTGAAGATGAAAAATATTATACAGACATAAGTGATTCTAGAAATAAGTTTGATCAGCAATTTATGTCTATTGTAAATGATTTAGAAGAAAAATATACAATAGATAAAGTAATAACATTTAGTGGATCAAAAGGTAATTTTAGAAAATTACTTGCAAAAAAATATAAAGCAAACAGAAAAAAACAAGAACTTCCTCCACTACTACACCCAATGCATAATTATGTTAAGCAACAATACGATAGTATATTTGGTTATGGTGTTGAGACAGATGATATGGTTGCAAGATATTGGTTTAAATTAAGTGAAGAGTTTGGTAGAAATGAAGTTATGATCGTT